AGTTGATTTATAGAAGCACCTAATCTAGCTTGTACAGAAGCAGTATTAGTTCCTACTTTTAAAGCTTCTTTTTGAGTCTTGTCAAAAAACTCAAAACCTTTTTTTAATCCACTAATAGCAGCAGTAACTCCCTTCATGACTAGAGCCAATCCAGCAGTTGTCGTATTTAGTTCTCCTAAAGTGTCGTTTAAGTCTGCCATTAAGTCTTAATCCTGTAAAGAGGTCCTACTATGTTCTGTAGGATAAAAGTTCTATAGCCATTTTGAGGCAATCTTCTCTCTGTATATAGAGACAATAGACTTTCAGGGGTATATTGACCTATTGAGGGAACGTCAAATCCAGTTAATAAAATGCTGCCTGTTCTAGCATCTTTTATCACTGGTTCTGTGATGAGGAGGATTCTATCCTGGACTCTTTTACTCTTTGTTATTTTGTATACTGGTTTTCCCCTTGAGGACAAAAACTTTCTATATTTTGGTCTGTACCTAAAAATTAAGATATCCCCTGGAACCCCACAAGAAATAGACTTAGGAACCTCAGAGATGAACTTCTTATCATTAACCCCTGTCTGAGTTAAAAAATTAGTTATTTTTTTTGAAAAATTCGCCATTGATACATATAATCAATATGTATAAATATTTAGGTTAGTTGATGCTTAGTAATAATATTGATATAGACATAGTAGATTTTCTAGATCTTATAAATGAAACATTAAGTAGTTCATTTACAGAAAAGTGGAGACATAAGTATAGTATTAAGTTTATTAAACATTTTCAAGTAAGAATACTTGAAAGTCTAGATAAACAAAAACCATTAAAACAAGAAATACTATATAATTATCTTACTAAGAAATGTAAGTACTCTGGAGAACAGGTAGATAAGTTTTTTGAGGATATAGATCTTTCTTTATACTATCCTTTTATTTACCGGAATCGTTAGATTTTCTTTCCTCGTCTAGTCTCTTTTTCTTTTCTTTCAACTCACAAACTACCTTCTCAACTTTATCTGGTGAGTTGAACTCTGGGCAAGCTGATTTATAAGCGCACCAATTACAGAATTCGTTTCTAGAAGCTCTGAAGTCGTTTTTCTTCTTTTTACGAATCTTCCAGGCATCATCAATTAGCTTTCTTACATGCTTGTTTATTTGTCCTGCGTTGTACTTTACATGGACAAAATTACCAGTAAGTGGATAGAAGTGAGCAGCAACGATCTTATCAAAAGGTACATTGTACATTTTTGATGCTGCATATACATACCCTTGAAGCTGGGGATCCATATACAGATCAACTTTGGTTTTCTCTTTCTTTGAAGTCTTGTAGTCGACTATAAGATAACCACCTTCCTTGCCCTTGATCACACGGTCAATAATTCCGTTTAGAGTTAATTCTCCTTTTAGATCAAGATCTACTTCAAACTGAGATTCCGTCTCTCCGACATCTTCTAATTGGCTATTAAACTTTATAAAGTTTTCAAAGCAAATTATGTCCTTGCCGTCGTATGATTCATTGATGCGATACGAACCTCGAACCTCATTGGATATCTCAATAAGCTCTGCAACAGTTTTGCATCGGACTCCATCTTCAAGAACCTTGTGGATATATGATCCAAACTGCAAAGCATCAGTGTTAGCAGCTTCTGGCTCAGGGAGCTTATCAACGTACCTATACTTGTATTTCAATTGACATTGCTTAAATGTCTCGTGTTTAGAATTGGATATAGTCTTTATGAACATAAGTAATCCTCAGTATATTAGAGAATATTTGACCAATAATCTCGGAGATAATTATAAGATATCTTCAGATGGTGTGGAGTTTATCTGCCCATCAGTATTCTTAGAAGATGATTACAAGCGTCATATGAGTATTAATATGGATACTGGACTATGGCAATGCTTCAAGACAGGAAAGAAGGGAAACTTCATCTCCCTCTATTCTTATTTAGAGAACATCTCATACTTTGACGCTCTGGTTCGTATTACTACCAGAAATCTGGAGTATGTTTCTTTTGAGGAAAAACAACAGAGTGAAGATATACAAATCTATGAATTTGGATTTGATTCTGAAGATTACGTTGAGATACGGTACGACTATGCTGGATCAGATGAAGAAGACGTAATCAAGGCTTGGGGTTATCTCGTTAGAAGAGGTTTGTTCGATGAATCAGATCCAGATAGATTTAAGTATTACTATGCAAGATCAGGAAAATATCAAGGGAGAATCATAATTCCTTATGAGTATGATGATTCCGTGTTCTTTTTCCAAGCTAGAACAATAACTGATCAAAAGCCGAAGTACTTAATTCCTGCTAATTCCTCTGCTGCACATGTCCTCTATCCTTTTGATGAGAGTCAACCTTACGTTGTCGTCTGTGAGGGAATTATGGATGCAATAACCTTGCAAATTGCAGGAATTAACGCCACCTGTTCTACTGGAGCAAACATAACGAGGGGACAGGCCGAAATACTGAAGAGTTTTAATGGGAAGATTATTTTAGCCTTTGATAACGATCGAGCTGGATTTCAGGGTGCCGTAAACTTTAATAGACTTCGCAAGGATATGCGAATGGATAAATTCTACTGGATATTCCCTCCAAGAGGTAAGGATTGGAATGAGTGTCCAAAAGAGGAACTATCCAAGATTCACTTTAGAAATATAGACTCTAAGTTTGACGAACTAGAAATTGCAGCTAACAGCTTACTGTAGTATGAAGTAGTATGGAGGAGTGACTACAATCTCATCCAATAGCGTATATTTCAAAGTAGCTCTGTAGGTTCCAGTGAGGCCGCCAAACTGAGCTACATTTGCATGAGTAGCTAAATTCCTTGTATCAAAGCTTAGAAGTACAGTATTATCTGAGGTAATCTGAGTTAAAGCACTTGTATCCTCATAACCTGATACTGTTACATGAGCAGGAAGAGTTACAGTGTCTTCGTTTATCTTCTCAATCTTTACCTGAGCATTAGTAATAACTGAGTCTTTGAAGATGTTTTTGATACTATCATCAATATTCTGATTCTCAACAGTAACTTCTGTGGTAAACTTTAGGTTATCAACTGAATCTAAAGTTAGATGCTTATTTACAAGTCTATTTGTAGTATGGAAGATGAGAGGTTCTGTAATAGTAAAGAACGTATCATCGTATAGGTGGAAGTTTTGAATAAGACTCTGGTAGGTTCCTGTGCTGGTAAACTTAACAGTCCAAACATCAATATAGTCATTTACCGCTGACGCTGTGTTTGTAACTGTTACGGAGGATCCATAGAAATTATAATCAGCACTTGCATTTGTTGGATTAACTCCATCAAGAACTACGACATATTTTCCAACACCAGTTCGGTAAACTCCACTTAGAGATGCATTATCAGTGGTTGGGTTGTAACCTGAAGGATCTTGTGCTGGGAATCCACCATCATCTCCTGAAGGTGCAAAATGAGCTAGGATTACGCTTGAAGTAATGCTTGAAGCTACTACGTTATCTGAAACTATTGTGGAAGGAGTAAGATTAGAGCTTTTTGCAAATACAGTAACTCCACTGATATCGTAAGGATCGTAGTATGCTCCATCATTTATAAAGAAAGCTCTGAGAGCAACCCTCTGTAATACAGTTGGTCTATTCTGCCTCTCTACTAAATCAGTCGAATTCAATTGCATTTTTGTTTCTCTCTAAATCGTCTTTTAGGATTTTTAAAAAAGTAGCCCTTTCAAGTCTAGTCATATTCTTAACATCAGAATATGAAAATCTACCTCGCCTTACTAATATATAGGCTGAAAGCATCAAATCATCGAACGTAGTTGAGCTTATAAGCTCACGTCGAAAAAATTTGCATTGATAGGCAACTCCTTTACTGAAATTTCACCACAATCAGCGCATTTCAGCTTTACGCTAGTATCAACTCCAAAATCAGTTTTTATTAATTTTAGTATAGTTTTTATGTCAACTAGGGGAAGTTTTTCTATAACTTTTGCAATGACGCTTTTATTTGTGTGACCATCAATTGATTCTACAAATCTCCAAAGATTATCTAAAGCTCCTCCCTGTTCCATGTATTTTTCATCTTTTGTTCTTGGATACCTTAGAGTTACTTCTTTATTCAGAGTTGGTAGAGTGTACTTGATAGGTTCTTCAAAATTGTCTGGAACAGGGTTAACATTTAGTTCTGACAGCTTGATTGTAGTTGGATTTTCTGCTCCACAATGAGAACAAATTAGCATGACTCCGTAATCATCTCCATATGAAATTTCTCTTAGTTTCATAAGTAGATAAAATTTATCAATTTGAATCAAGTCATTTACATTAATATTTGATACACATCTACTAAGAAGAATGTTAACGGCATTATCTTCGTTATCATCATTAACTAAACTCTTCTCATCCTCAAACGTCATTGGTCTAATTGTTATTGGTTTAGACTCATCAATAAGCTTATAAATTCTATTTTCAGATGGTAGATTAACTTCAACATCAGTTGATATTGGAATTCCTGCTAGAATCTCATCTGCGATTTCATTTGCGTCCTGCATATTATTTTAATCTCCTTATAGATTAAATCGTCATACTATAATAGTATGTATGAAAATTCATGTAAAAAATTTAAAGTCCAGGATCGAAACAGACAATCCTAAACTACTAAAAGCTCTGGTAGATTTTTATACGTTTTCTACTCCTGGATATGAATTTTCTAAATCTTACCGACGCCGACAATGGGATGGTAAGACTCGGTTTATCTCAAAAGCTGGATATTTTAGAACTGGTTTACTTTCCGATGTTCTAAATACTTTAAAGAAAATTGAATGTGATCCTGAGATAATCTATCATGAATCCGAATCGTTGGATCTCAATGATAAGAATATAAAGGGGTTTAATTACTACGATTATCAGGAATCACTAATAGATAGGGCTTTGGAGGCTAAAAGATGTATTGTGAAGTCTCCAACAGGGTCAGGTAAGACTCTAATCATGGCGGGAATGGTAAAAGCCCTACAAGGCCAAAAGATGGTCATTTTGTTCAACGCCAAACAACTTTTGAGACAAACTTATGAATTTTTTACAGATGCTTGTGGGTTCTCAAACGTGGGCCTTTCTTTTGGAGACGGGTATATACACGGGAATATTATGCTTTGCACTATACAGAGCATCGAAACTATTCTCGATACTCACCTCACAGATGCGGGAGTATTGATGGTTGATGAATGTCATGAATTTGCTAATGGAAAAATTACGTTACCTGCTATTCAAAGCTTCCCCAATGCATTCTATAGGTTTGGATTTACTGCCACTGTACCTAGCGATCCTATCCCAATCAATAACCTAAAAGGTGCGTTTGGGGAAATAATAGAACAGAAAACAACCGCAGATTTGGTTGAAGAAGGCACACTAACAAAACCTATAATTCAACTTATAGACCGACCTTATACAGCTAATGGTATTGATGAGTCAATGAGTTATATGGATGTTTACGATAATTTTATAGTAAACAATACAGATAGGAACTCAAAAATAAAAACAGTAGTAAATCTAATTAGAGATTCTAATAAAAATGCAAAGATTTTAGTATTGACTAAATCCCTTGAACATGGTAGAATACTCAAAGATCTCATAGGAGGAGATTGCGAGTTCTTGGAAGGTGCTAATAGTTTGGCAGAAAGATATCAAGCAATTGATAGATTTAGACAAAATCAGGGAAATAGTGTGCTTATCGGTACTAAGATATTGCAGACAGGCGTAAATATTCAGGAAATTACCCATTTTATAAACGCCAGAGGAATGAAATCAGAGATTGCGACTCTACAGGCGTTGGGACGTTCTCTTAGAAAACATGAGTCAAAATCTAAGGTTTTTGTATATGATTTCCTAGATAAAGAGAAATATCTGTCTAACCACTCAAAAGCCAGAGAGAAGCACTATAGAAAAGAAGGTCACGAGGTAGAGGTTATATGAAGACCCCAGAGGAAGCAAAAAAACTAAAGTTTCAGCTTAGAGAATCAGATTTAGAAATTCTAAAAAATTGTATCAATAAAATACAGCATATTATCGAAACGAAGAATATCAATGAACAAGTAGTCTTTGATATATGCTCTATTACAAATGATCTAAATTCGATGCAGGAAACTTTTTTCTGGAGACTTATTAATTTATCTAAGCAAAACTATAGAATAGATTAAAAATCAAGATCAGGTATTACAATATCAGGGTTTTCCATTTTAAGTCTAAGCCCCCAATTTTCCATATCTCTTGTAGTCCACTGATCTTCAAGTTTGCTTTCTAGCATATCCAACTTATAATTTATATTATTGAGTTGAGTGCTAATCCAAACAACTCCTCCACAAACTGCTATGACCATACTGATTGGCATAAGCGTTTCCTTACCTAATGTCAATTTCTTTTCTTGAGTATTCATGATCATGCAATCCTTCGTATTAGTAGGTTAGATCCAGCTCCGAGCAAATGTGATGCTGAACCAATTAGAGTAATTCTTATTTCTTGTCCTGCATTTAAGAATTTAACTTTTTGAAGCTTAGATAACATATAGTGAGGTGATGTAATACCTACTAAAGTATCTACTAATGTCATATCTGCAACATTATCTATTTTAAGTTGATAA